AATACCATCAAGTGCATTTATTTCTGCAGCCGTAGAACTGATAGCAGTGCCATTAAAATTAATTTCATCTAAATAAGCCACACCATCGATATAAATGTCTTTCCATTCTTTAGATGAACTACCTAAGTCAAAAGCACCATCGTCATCAGGAATAATATTAGAATCAACTTCACCACCAAAAACAATGTTGTCTGTGTTAGCATCACCAAGAGTTAGAGTGCCACCGTTAAATGTAGTCGTACCAGTTACAACTAAATTACCACCAACATCTAAATTAGCGCCTAGGGTAACGTCACCGTCTGCGTCCAGGAATACGGATCGCGCTGCGGGCATAGTACAAAATACGGTTTTCGTACCAGCAGAAAAACTAACGGCACTGTCACTGTTAGAACTGGCATATACGGTAGTACGGGTAAGATCAGAACTGTCACCATCTAAGGTGCCAAGACCTACTTCAAACTCATCTGCAGTTGCGTGAAAGATTGCATAGTAAGTAGTATTAGAATTACCAATACCTGCAGCAAAAGTTTCAAAACCAGTTGGTGCACCACCTAATGATAACGCACCGGTGCCGGTTGTGGTTGTGGTCTCTTTGACTCTTTCGTTAAGTACTAACGCCATCTAGTCTCCTTATGCCAATCTTATAATTGCTGTACTCGTTCCTGCTGCTGGAAATTGTATTGTAAAAGTTCCTGCAGTAGTTGTAAAATCACCACCAAAATCTAACCAACAAACAGCATTTGCACTAGCACTATTTGCACCGCCACTTGATTGATAGATAAGCGCAAACCTTGCAGTTGTTGAAACAGTGGTAAATGATAAATCATTAAAATCTATAAAAGCAGTTGTTGCTGAAGAACCTCCAGTAACACCACTATTAACTAAGGTGCCCCCGCCACTAGTATAACCAGTGCCACTTGCTTCATTAGTTGTATTAAATACAGCATCAGTTGCTGCTGCTGTTCTTGATGAAGTATATAAAGCTAGTTTATAAGTGTCACCACCTGATTGAAAATTGTGGTTGCCTTTTAACAACTGGTCTTTAAAAACATTACTAATTATATTAGCCATATATTATCTCCTTAAGGGTTCTCAGAAGGAATAGCTATTCTAGGTATTCCATCCATATATTCGTCTCTTCTTCTTCTACCCATCTGCTCACCAACAAAAGGTTGTAAAGCTTGCATATAATATGATTCATACATTTGAACCATTTGTGGATTTTTTAAAAATTTAAAAGCTTCTACGAGGCAGGCATAAAGCAACATCTCTGGTGCATTATTACTAATCCAAGTAGTAGTCGTACTTGAGGATAGTCCTGTTGGTTGCGCATTATACGCTAATTCTACAGTATACGTTGCATCTGGTGTTGGAGCAAGTACTATTGTATCATTGTCCCAATTTGCGTAATATTTAGGTGTTCCAGTAGTAGTTCTATTTGGTAAAAACTCGTTAATAAAAGAGCTATCTTTTTTTTCTAAAGATATACGAACATTGTCCGTACTAAATATTTGTACATATCTAATAAAAGCAAAAGTTTGTGGGGTAGCTCCAGGCATTGCCACAAAAGCATCGCCTGACGTCAAAGATGCAGTTTTATATTTTTTAAATACATCTAAATCAGCGTTTCTAAATATTCTAGATTCTGCATGCTCTATAATATCATTATTAATAGTTGACGTTAAAACATTATTATCTGTTTCAGTATAATCTAATATTTGTTGTGTTAGTTCTGCGTATGTTGTCATGCTACTATAGTTGCTGGTCCAGCGTAAGACCGAACACCCCCTCCATTAATACTACCGGTTGTTGCGGTATCGGTTGCTACTGTAAACGTATATGTGTTTGTGTCCACTACAGTAATTGTGTACCCAGCAGATCTATTTATATTCGTTGCTGTAATACCATCAAAACTTTCTGCGCCATAAAATCTAACTGTCTCACTACTAGATCTACCATGTGCTATTTCAGTTACTGTTACAGCACTAGTGCCAGCAGTTCCTGTTTTGAAAGAATTTGTTTTTAATAAATTAGGTACAGCAGTTTCAGTTCTATCTGGCCTTGCATCTTTTAAAGCTTGTGAATCTACAGTGCTTTGTTTAGGTTCTATTTGTGGATGTTTAGATTCAAATTCAGATATATGAACTAGTGAACCGTTCCATTCTTTTACCATTTCATTATATGGAAAAGCCATTCCACTTCTATCAGAAATTGCTTGTGCTCTTTTACCTGATGAAAAATTACCCATTGTACATCCTTGGTGCTAAGTGAGTGCTAGTAGAAGAACCGTCTTCAGTTAAAGCTCTATTTAATTCTTCTTCATACAACATTTTATTTTGCCCTACTAACTGTGGGTTATATTTTTGAGCTAAGTAATAAGAAAGACCTGATACCATACAAGGAACAAAACGATAAGGTACATCACTTGCATTTGTATAATCACCAACGTCTTCTATTTTCTTAACATAATATAAATGTAAATCAGCAGAAGCTGAAGTAGAATCAGGTACCGGATAAATAGTTACTGTAACTCTATCTATAAACCTTTGTACATAATATTGAGTTGGTTGACCTGATTGTAATTTATTAGATAAGGCAGAATATTCTGATCTACTAATTTTAGATAAAGATATATCTAATTGTGTAGATGCTGTTCTATTTGTTCTAAAGGTTGCCTCTAACACATCATCCATACCAAAAATAGTAGAATCAATTTGATTAGTAGTTGCTTGTGCACGATTAGAATCAGTTGTATCATCTGCGGCACTTCTAAAAAAATTATACTCAGCTTGATTTTCAATTAAATCAATATTGGTTTCTTTTAATTCCCAATAATGTAATCCTCTATTAGACCATTCTTGAAACATTATATTTAAAGAACGCCTAGCTGATTTCAATTGATAACCAGTAAGTTGATCTATACCAACACGTTGATATGCTTCTTCAATAACTTCTTCTATAGAAAATGTTTTGTCGAACGTTGCTGTTCCTGAAGTAGTGTTAGGCATATGCTACTCCTTAATATATTTTTTTAAACTCTGCTATAACTGTATGCATGTTCCCAGCATCAGCTTCTCCTGGTACTACAAGATTAACATCACTTTCGTTAGTGTTGTTTGATTTATCAGTTTTTAATCCACCAAATTCTCTAAAATCCCAATATCCTGCTCCTACTAAACCAATGATTGGTATATCACCATCATCATCTTCTTCGTCCATACGAACATAAGAATCACCACCGTTTCCAGTGTCACTAGAATACCACACTCTTAATAACTGTAAGTGTAAACAAGAGTCACCATTTGAGTTTGTATCCATTGCTGAAACATCACCAAATACTGTTGTTCCGCCTGTTCCGTCTGATTGATTTACATATTTAATAACCACACGTTGATCATTTTCTTGCATGATCGTTGGTCCTGTTACTACATCTGCCATTTGTTTCCCTCCTTAATTAAGAAACATGTGGGGCCGAAGCCCCACATTAATTATTTATTTTAAGTTAATGCCGCCAGTATTCGCTGCAAGACCATCAATGATGTCATGTGCAAGGAAAGCTAGTGCTGCTGTAGAAGAGATACAAGTTACTTTAAAACTTGAACCTACTACTGCATTAGCATCAAAACCTATAGAATCGTTTGCATCTGCAATACCTACATTGTCACCATCACCTTTTGGTACACAACCAATGATTTTTTCAGAACCATTAGTAATGATATCTACATCATTACCTGCTGTGCCTAACATTACAAAATGAAAAGTAGACCCTACACAAGTAGCTGCTGCTGGAAGTGATAAAGTTGCTCCAGCATCCATTGCAGGAAATGTTACAATAGATCCTGATTGTGCTGCTGTTAGTAATGTACCAGAAGTATATCCTGTTACGATAGTTACTGTTGGAACAACAAAAGTAGTTGCACCTGTTATTGTAGATGTACCAGTACCTGTGATGTTACCGCTTGAATCGATATCAAAGTTAGTTGTTATTGCGCCCGTTGCTGCAGCTTTAGTGATTTGTTCAAAACCACCTTCTGATCT